CTAGACAGCCGCGCAGGCGGATTGGTTGCGGAGCTTGTTGAACGCGGCTATCGAGTAGTCCCGGGATGACCTGACGGTGACGCTCACGAAGTCCACGCCCATCTTTGTCGCTACCTCGCGTGCTGCGTCGCAGATCGGTACGGCGTCGGCCCCTTGGTCCTTTTCGAGAGTGGTGCGGACGATCACGGCTTGGCCGGACAACTCGGCTGCGGAGACCGCCGAGTACCACGGCGCCGATCCGTGTGCGGCCTTGAACGCGTCGCCGAATCCTGACGGTGCCGTGTTTCCCTCGGCGGGTGCGGTGGTTGAGCTGGTCGCGGCGGATGACGATGCCGGGGTGGTATCACCGCAGCCGACCACTGTGAGGGCCACAGCGGCGAGCACAGGGGCGAGTAACGCGCGCATCGGTATCGGGGTCCTTCCGTCGCGGGTGGTCCGCGTGGTTATCGGATGTCGGTATTGACCTGTTACTTGGTGTGCGCACCACAAACGGCAAAGACCCCCCGCCCGGTATCGGGGCGAGGGGTCTGCGTCATTTGGCTACGCGCGTTTGCCTGCTGCGGCGAATGCGGGGAGCGATGGTGTGCGCTTGGCGGTGGCCTTGCGTGTCCGCTTGGGCGTCTCGGCCGGTACCGCGTGCGCGGTGTGGAACGCCTCTTGAATCGCGCTCGGGATTCGGCCTCGGTCGCTTACCGGGTGGCCTTGCTTCTGCGCCCACTCGCGGATCGCTTGGTTCTGTTCGCGGTTGGCGAGGTCGGGCGTGCCGTTGCCGAGGCCACGCTTGAGCCTGCCGCCCGTGCGCCGCGCCCTGCTCACGTAGCCGCCGAGGGCATCGCGGAGCTTGGCCGCGTTCGCCTCGGACAGGTCGATCTCGTATTCCGCACCGTCCAATGCGAACGCCACGGACTCGGCCGCCTCGGCCCCGTCCAGGTCGTCAACCAGTGCTGTCGTTACAAGTTGTGCCATGTCAAATCCCCAGTTGTTGATGTCTCTACCATCCCATTAGTACAGAGGTGGGGGCCTCAAGGCAAGCGGTTAGGATCTTGCGAAATACCGCGCAACAAAGGGAAAAGCGGCCACCCTGTCCCGATTGGCGGGATTCACGGGTGGCCGCTTGTCGTGAAACTTGTTCAGAAATCCTTGTAACGGTGCTCAACCCTCGCATCGACTTCACCTGAGCCGAACACGCCATAGTCGCCTATGTCACCGATGATGTAGCGCCGGACATCGTTGGTGATCTCGGCGCGCGTCTTGGCGCCGAACGTCCCGGCCCAATCGCTCGGGTCTGCCAGGGTGACTGTGAACGCCACTGTCACGCGTAGCGGCTTGGGCGCGCTCACTTGCCCTCCCGGGTGTCGAACATGCTCGGCGCGTAGGTGGCCGCGAGATCGCGGATGTGCGCCTGAACCTCGGGGTGAAGATCGGCCGGGGCGGTGCGGTCCGCGTCCCATCCGAGGATGACCGCAGTGCCGATCACGTACTTGTCCGCGAAGTCGAACACGGCGTCGTGCATCACCGAGGTGGCAATGTCGTTGATCACGCCACCGAGAAGCGGCGCGATCGGGTTGGAGTAGAACACCGTGGGGTACTCCCAGACCTGACCCGGCAGGAAGGTCCACGCGTCCGCGCCCTCGGGCTTGGTGGCTTTGAGCGACGTGAACAGCTCGGCGGGCGCGGTCACCTCGGTCACGGTGCCGTCCACGTTCACGGCGAGGCCAGTAACGGTGTTGGGGGTCATTGGCTGTGTCCTCTCGGTTGTCTCGTGTCGACACGGCGAGGCTTGAGGCGGGACCGCAAGCCGCACCGAATCGGCACCGACTCAGGACCAGTCGGGCGGGTAGTGCCCCGGGCCGTAGCAGTTCGACGCGGACAAGCCGTGGTCACAGGTGGGGTACAGCAGGTCCGAGAGGCGTGGGTGTCGCTCGGGGTCCACGGTGGGCGCGTCGGGGTTCCAGTCGTGGAACGCGCGGGTAGACGAGTGGCGTTCGATGTAGGTCACGGCCTGTGCCTCGGAAGCGAAGCTGACCCGCATCGAACGGCGGTCGGAGCACAGCGACACCTCAAGGACGATCGCGTCACCCGGGTCTGCCGCGCGCATCGCCTCGAACACGGTCACCGCTACCTCGGCGTAGCGCTCATGCGCGGGGTGGTCGGAGGAGTCCGAGCCGTACTCATCGCCGACCGGCTCCCATCCCACGTGGACGTCGCCCCACCACTCGGTGACCGGGTGTCCCTCGGCCGCCATGACCTCGGCCGTGAACACACGCGCGGCCTCAACGATGGACTCGGCCGAGGCGACCCACCACGCCGAGCCCTTGGGGTCGAGTGCGTCGGACACCAGCGCGTCCCAGCGGGCGGTGAACGTGCGGGCGGTGTTGTCGTCCATGGGGTTCCTCTCCCGGTTTTGGCTTGCTGTCCAGAGGTTATCCACGCAAGCACACTTGTGTCACTCGGTTGTGGTGTGCACCACAGACGCAAGTGTGCTTGCGTGACTCGGTCAAAGGTAGGCCCTTCTCGTGTCTTCTGAATTCGCGCTGTCGAGTGCGGCGACCAGTCGACCCGCGCGGTTGGGGCTGACGCCAAGCGTCGCCGTGATCTCTCGGCGTGGCGGGGTCTTGCCGTTGTTGGCAGCGATCATCTTGCGCAGCTCGGCCACCAGTTCGGCGTCACTGCGTCGGGGCCGGGTGACCGCGGTCGCGGGCTTGCGCGGTGGTGTCGGCTTGGTCGTCTCGATCGCGGGGGCTGATTCCGGGGTCACGGTCTCGGCGGCAGCCTCGGCGTTGATCCGCGCCCGCTCAGCCTCGGCCGCCAACCGGTCGGCCTCGCGTTGCTGGCGTATCAGTGCGGCGAACTCGGCTGAATACCGTTCCTCGAATGTGGCAAGGGTGATCACCAAGGCGGGGATGCCCGCGTGGAACAGCGCCGCGACCCAGTGACCGGCGATCACCGACCCCGCAGTGTTGAGCGCGAGGCAGAACAGCGAGGCGAACCACCGCAGCGGCCGGGCGGCCCGGGAGTCCAGGCCCGCGTCAGACAGGGCGGCCGTCCCGCGCAGTGAGGCCACAAGACCAACGTCGGATGCGAGGGGGAACAGCACTGCCACGTACCACGCGGTGCCAAGGTCGATCAGGAGTTTGGTGCCCTCGCCCAACGATGTGAGCATGGCAAGCACGGTGGCGGCCCACAGCCACGGCATGAGGGCACGGCGCTTGGCGTCCAGCTCGGTCACCGTCGTGTGCATCGGGAAGTCCTCTCGGGGGGGTGTCGGGTGGCAAGGCACAAGTTAGTCACGCAAGCACACTTGCGTCACTCAGTTGTGGTGCGCACCACATACGCAAGTGTGCTTGCGTAACGACAAATGGCCCCACCCTCGGACTGAGGGCAGGGCCATGTCAGGTGGTGCGCGGCGCTAGTGCACTGTGCCGCCATAGGTGTACACGCGAAGATGACCAAGCCACGGGTCATGGACGAACGTGCCTGTGTCCAGGTAGCGCGCCACGCGGAAAGGCGCGAGCTGGTTCCCCGCGACATCGAAGGCTGGGACCGGGTTCGGTACGGGTACCCGGAACTCATGCATGGGGTCGATCCGAAATAGGTAGCGGTCGCGCGGGCCGCCGACTGTGAGGACCAGGCGCCCGACTTCACGCCTCACGACAGGACACTGCCGGTCAGGATGTAGTCCGCCACCTCGGACACGTAGCGGTGCCCCCGGCCGCCGAGTGCCTGTGCCGCGATCCGCACGGCCGCAGCGCGCTCGGCTTGCTCGGGCGTCAATGGCGTGGCGCTCGGTGCGAGGTCCCCGCCGAGCCGCAACATGTCGCAGTCATCGGCGGCCCGGGTCAGGCTGGTTGCCAAGCCCTCGGCGTCCGCGTGGGACAGCAGTACGGAGTACCGCGCGCCGTCTGCCGGGTTCTCGGCGACGTACACCGTGTGGTCCTCGGACCCCTCGGCGACGAACAGTGGTCCGAACGTTCCCGCCTCCCGGCCCTCGGGGTCGACGATCAGTTCACGGATCTCGGCCGCTGCCTCGCGGGCCTCGCTCGGCCGCATCTCAAGCTCAGCCCCTTGGCCGCTGTCCCCGGACTTGATGACGACCAGGACACCGACGCCGATGGCGGACACGGCCACGGTGTCGTCAGGTTCTTCCTGGCAGGCATAGACATACATTCGCTCTCTCCCCAGAGAATTGGTCAATTGCCGATGAGGGCGCCGAGCTTGGCCAGCGCGGTCCGCTTGGACTTGTTCACGCTCTGCCGGGTGACGCCAAGGACGCGCGCGGCCTCATCCTCGGCCAGCATCGGACCGTCAACGCCGAACAGAAGGTCGATCACCTCACGTTCGCGCGGAGCGAGTTCGCCTGCCTTAAGCAGCGCGCGAACGGTCTCGATCACCTCCACACGTTCAAACGCGTCCACCGCGGCCGAGTCGCCAAGCGTGTCGGCCAGCGGGTAGCCCTCGCGGTCAACCGAGTACAGATCGTCCGTCGCGGAGAACATGATCTTGTGAACGTCCCAGAACGTGGCCAGCGTCCAGCCGTGCCGCTCTCGGGCGAACGTCGCAGCCGCGATCAGGTCGTACTCGCCGTCCGCGTCCGCCGTGACTCGCAGCGCCTGCCTGAGCTTCTGCGTCAGCCGGGTCGGGTCGGTTGGCTTCCCGGGCGCCTGCGTGCACGCGACGTTGAGGCAGTGCGCGAACACGGCCTTGCCGATGTACGCGCCGAGGTTGCACCCGAAATCGTCCGCGATCTTGCCTGAGCGCGCGTCGGTGATCAGGCGTACCGCGCCCTCTTGGTGAAGGTCGTCGCGGTCCATCGCCGAGGACCCCACCGCCCGACCGGCCACCCGATCCAGGTCAGCCGCAGCCCGGACGTACAGCGGCCCCTCGGCGGTGCGGTCGCCGTTGGCCACGGCCGCCACCAGCTCGGTGACGTCACGCGGGTCGGCCCACGCGGCAGCGGCGCAGGTGTTGCGGGCAAGCGCGCCCAGCATCTCCCGCAGCGCGGCACCCCTAAACGCGGCTTGCTTCCCCACGTCCAAGCCGCGCCGAAACTCATCACTGAATGTGCGCACAACTGGCGAACAGTCCACCAAAACGGTCACAGAAAGTAAGCACCATCCTCCGTTAGAACGTATGTTCGAGCAGACGTGTCGCCAACCTCGAACATACGCAAGTGATCATGCGTATGCGTGCACCTATCCGCAGCGATCTCGCTGCTAGGCCATTCGTGTATCTCGGTTTGATAACGGACCTTTGCGGCCCGTAACGCGCCCTCCGGCAATGGATCGCCACGTCACCGCCAACACCCGCCGAAACCAAGATCAACAACCGGGCGAAGGGCGGGGTAAATGACGGCCTACGCACCAGTAGGGGTGTGCGTAACCGCAGTCAGGGGGTGACTCATTTCACAGCGGGTTGTCGGTTGTGTTGTGTCCACGGTGTCTGGATGAACCCCGCTGTAGGCGCGCTCCGCCGAACGGACGGCCGACGACGCAAGCTCGGCGTTGAGGACCGCCTGAATCGCGGCGCTACGTGCAAGGTCCAGCTCATCGGCCACGCCCGAGTCGATCCGCGCGAACACCACGGCCTCGGTCGGACGCGGCGCCCCGTTGGTGATCACAGGCGGGACGTGCCCCGGCTTCTCGGTCGCCACCGCGTCCGCGACCGGCGCCCATCGACCGAACGCGTCGGCCGCCTGCCGCAACCGCGCCGCGACCGTGGCGAAATCCTGAGAACGCATACCCATATCTCAATTCCTCCCTATCGGTATTCGTCGTGTGCTATGGCCAACAATTCATCGGCCATGTGCAGGTATTGAATGGCAGCCCACAGCTTGGTCGGGCTGTCCTCGAACAGGCCGATTCCGGCGTTGCACGAATGGCACAGCAGGCCCCGCACCAAGCCGGTCCCGTGGTCGTGGTCGACAAACAGTCCACGCGGTAGCTGGTCCTCGTGTTGGCCGCAGATGGCGCACCGATATCCCTGTGCGCGGCGCATCTGGTCCACCTCGGCGGCCGACACTCCGTATCGCGCGCGTAGTCGCCGGTCGCGCTCGGACTCGCGGTTGAGGACGGCTCGGCGAGCCATCCGCGCTAAAGCCTGGTCACGGTTGGCGAGGTGGTAGCCCGCGCGACACGCCTTGCAGTAGGGGTGCAACCCGTCCGGCCGGGAGTGGTCGCGGTGGAACTCGGCCACCCGCAGCTCGTCGCCGCACTTGCCGCAGCGCCTCATCCGGTCAGCAGCGAGTCCCAGAGCGCACCCGCGCGCACACGCTCAATCTCATTCAGTGCAGCCCAGTGACCCGGCCACCACTCGGCCAGTGACTTGCCGCCCTTGCTCAGGTTGCACCGCGCGCAGCTCGGCGCGAGGTTCCACGGCGCGTCGTCCCCGCCAGCGACCAGCGGCCACACGTGATCAATGTGGGCCACACGGTCACCGCAGTAGATGCACCGGTCCCGGTAGACGCGTCGCAGCCACGGAGTGTCCACCGGTATGGCGTGCGCGTGCCGATCGGCAGCCCGGATCTTGTGCCCGGCTGCCCGAGACCGTTCCCGCGCAGAGCCGAACGCCCGGTGGGCTTGGTCGTCCCACTCGGCGAAGTAGCGACGTGACGTCCGGGCAAGTACGTCCAAGAGACGCCCGGTTGTGGTGCGCACACCAACATCAGCGATGGCCAACCGCCCGATCGTGTCTGCCCGCAACGCGATGTGATGCGCGTGCGCCTGGTCCTCTCGCGCCGCCAGGTCTCCGTACTGCGCGCGCGTCCGGGCCAAGGCATCCCGCCGAGTGGCCTTGAAGTGGGCCGCCGCGTGCGTCCGGCAGAGAAACGCCTTGCGCGGCCACTGAACGATGTAGGGCCGGACCCCGGTGGTCGTGCCGCATCGGCTACAGCGCATCGGCGGCCCCCGTCCGCGGTCCAGGGATCGCGCGGTCCCACCGCGGTTCGGCCATCCACGCGCCGTGGTCGCGGACCTGACGCAGGCGCCACCGTGTGCGGCAGTTGTCGCACTCCCACACCGAGCCCTTGTGTGCCTCGGCCCGCCGTATCTCCTCCGTGCTCGGCGTCGGACAGTCGTGCACCATCTCGACCCATGCCATCTGTGTCCCCTTTCCTTATGCCGCAGCGCCGTAGAGCGATCCCCAAGACCAGCCGCCAACCTCAAGATCGGTGGCCAGCGGAACGCCGAAGAAGTCGTCAACCGCCATCAGTCGCGCCACCTCGCGGCCCACGTCCTCGGCGTCTGCCTTGGGCGCGGTGAACACCACCTCGTCATGCACGGGCAGCCGCAGGAACTCGGTCAGCCCCGCCTCATCCAGCCGTAGCAGCGACTCGGCGAGGACATCCCGCGCCGTGGACTGAACGACATAGTTCGTGGCCGCGTACAGCCGCCTACGGTCCAGGGGGATCACGCGGCCCGAGGGAGTGGTCACTTCCTTGCGCCCGTACTGCGCGCGTTCCTCAAGGCGACGCGAGAACCGGACGATGCCCCGGTACACCCGGTCGTACTGCTTGATCGCGTGCCGAACCTGAGCGATCGGTGCGCCGGTCTGCCGGGCGAGAGTGGTCGGGCCGCCGCCGAACAACTTGCCGAACCCGACGCCTTTCATCAGGTTGCGCTGTCGCTTGGTGAAGTCCGGGCCGTAGACCAGTTCCGCCGTGTAGCCGTGCAAGTCGTGGCCCGCCAGGATTGCCGCGATCATGACCGGGTCCTTGGACAGCGCGGCAATGACGCGCATCTCCACGGCCTGGTAGTCGACCGACCCGACAACCCATCCGAGGTGATCGGCCACCATCGCGCGCCGGATGCGCCATTCCTTGGACGGAAGCTGTTGCAGCGGTGGCCCGGAGATCGACATTCGCGCGGTCCGGGCCTTGAGCGCGGCGATACTCGGGTGGATGAACCCCGCCGAGTCCTGCCCTCTGATCATTGCGTCCACATAGGACGTCTGCCATTTGCCCGCGCGCTTGGCCCGCAGAACCGCCGCCGCAAGCGGGTTCGGATCGCGGGCGCCGATGCGTTCCCAGTCCCGATCCAGGTCCGCAAGCGGCATGAGGACTTCCTTGTCCACCTTCAGCGCGCCGCTGTCGGTGGTCTCGGTCAGTTCCTCGCCCATGCCGAGCAACGCGGCCGACACCTGTGCCGGAGCGTTGACCGAGCCGACGCCGAACATCGCGGCCTGCCCCGTCCAATACAGGGCGTCCGTCACCAGCTCGGCCCGCAACTGGTCCAGGTACTCGGGATCGACCCGCATCCCCTTGCGTTGCATCTTGGCGCACACCAGGGCAACGGCCCGCTCGAACTCGGCCAACCGCGTGAACCCGCGCTCGGCTACCTCGGCCGCCAAGACCTCATACAGGCGCGACGCGTAGATGACGTCCAGGCCCGCGTATAGCAGATACAACGGGTGATCCAGCGGGATCGCGGCCCATCCGGTGGCCTTGGTGTGCCCGATCTCGCGGAACGCCGCGTACAGGCCCGCCGCCGTGTCGGCCGCCTCGGGGTCCACGTACCGCGTGCTGTTCGCCTTGAGGCCCTGCCCGGTGCCGCCGTCCTCGGGGCCGCGCGGGTCGCACAGGTGGACCAACACCGTCGTGTCCGTGGTCCGCATCCACAGATCGGTCAACCCGACGTTGAGATGCCGGTTGACCACCAGCGCGTCATAAGTGGCGTTGTGCACGGTGAACGCAGGATGTGACTGCAAGGCCCACCGGGTCGCCGAGCGGGCGCGGTTGGCCTGCCGTAGGTCTTGGCCCTCGGTGTCCACGGGGATCACGTAGGCGGTGTCCCTGTTGCCGAACTGGGCAACGCGCAGCCGGAACGCGTCGGAGTACCAATCAAGGCCCGTCGCCTCGGTGTCGAACGCGACGACCCGGTTGCCTTGCTCCCGCATCCACTCGCGGAACTCGGCCAGATCCTCGGCGGTCTGAACGATGTTGACCGTGACGCGTTCGCCCGCGACGCGGTGGAACATCTGCCGCACCCATCCACCTCTTTCCGTTGTCGGGCAGCACAAAGAGGCCGTACCGGGCTGTCCCGGTACGGCCTTGTGTCTTGCGCTAGTTCGCTAGGTCGTCCGCGGTGGCCTTGCGCAGCCCGCGCAACACCATGCCCGCCTTGGTCCGAACCGCGCTGATCTTGCGGTTCTCCAGTTGCTTGCGGAACGTGATCTTGCCCCACGGCTTGGTCGTGCCGCCGAGTTCGACGTCTGCCCAGTCCTCATAGGAACGGAACGCGTCCTCAAGTGTCATCCGCGCGCCCGGATCGCGGACCAGGACGCCCGGCAGGAAGCCGTCAAGGATGTCCGAGGACCGCCTGTACTCGTCCACCGCCGCGCGGACCGAGTCCGGTTCCCGCAGCCCTTCCGCGTACCACTCGACTGCCCCTCGGACCGCCCAAGCGGCAATACCAGTGGCCTCGCCGAGCAACACCCCGGGGAGTCTCGGGTCCTTGTCCGCGCCGCTGAACTCACGAATGAACGGAACCAGCCGGGTCCGCCGCCAGAATCCGTCATCCTGCCCACGGACGTCGGGTTTGTAGTTGGTGGCCATGAGCATGAGCGCGGTCGGGGAGAACGTGAACTGTCCCTTGTAGAGTTCGCGGGCCACCACCGGATCGCCCGCCGTGAGCTGTTTCAACAGGGCCTCATTGAGGCGCAACCCGTCAGACAGCTCGGACAGGACCGCCAGGCGCACACCCCGCAGCGCCGCGAGAGCCGGGTTGGCCGCGCCCGGGTCGAACGTTCGGGCCTGTGCAATCGCGGCCTGACTCATGTGCCCGGTGATCCCCTTGAACACCTCGCCGAGCGTGTTCAACAGCACGGACTTGCCGTTGCTCCCGTGGCCGTAGAACAGTGCGAAGACGTGTTCTCTGGTCTCGCCCGTGATGCCGTAGCCGATCAGCCGGGCCATGAACGCGGGCATGTCCGGGTCGTGCGGGAACACCTCGGCGAGGAACCGTTCCCAACGCGGACACCGCGCGTCCGGGTCGTAGTCCAGGTCCACGTACCGAGTCAGCCGGTCCCCGCGTCGGTGCTCCCCGAGGATGCCCGTGCGGAGATCGACCGTGCCGTTGCGGAACGTCAACAGGTCGTGCCGGACGTCGAACGCATCCACCTCGGCCCCGGTGATCGTCCGCAGATGTTCCAACGCGGCGCGAATCCCGGCGTCCATGTGCATCCGCCGCGTCCGCTTGACCGCCTCGGTGTACGCCTCGGCCTGCCGCTGTTCCTCCCGGGAACCGTCCTTGTCCCCGCGCGGCAACTCGGCCAGCTCCCGTGCCATCGCGTCGGCAACCCGGTGGCCGATGGCGCGTTCCTGGGTCGGAGACAGCACGCGCCACACCCGGCCGTCCCACGTCAGGAACCCGACCCCGTCCACGTGCGCGGTGTCCTCCCCGACGATCGTCAACGCCAACCGGGCGTTCTCGATGTCCGTCCCGGCCGTGGCCTTGACCTTGGGTCGGGGCGGCTCGGCAGGTGCGTCCGGGTCGGTCGGTGCGACCGCGGGAACCCATGCCGGGGAATCCCGAACGGCGCGGTGCAACGCCGCTGCGAACAGGTCCCCGGCCCGCTTGCGCCAGTCGGCCACGTCCTCGGCATCGGGCGGGATCACCAGCACCCGCGCGGTCACGCCGAGGGCCGCGAGGTTCGCGCCGAGCGCCGCGTTGAACGCCCGGCCGGACACGTCGTTGTCCCCGGCAAGGACGACGTCCCCGCCCGTCTGCGCCACCAACTCGGCGATCTCGGCCGCCGTCCGCTCGGCCCGCGCGAGACCGGACCCACGCACGACAACCGCCGTGTACCCGGCCGCAACCACGGTCAGCCCATCGCCCGGCCCCTCGGTCACGATGACCGTGGTGAAGCTGTCCGCCGTCCGCATGACAGCGGTCGCACCCCACCGTGAACCCTCGGGATTGGCCAGCGTCAGCCACCGGGCCGGACACCCGTTGCCGAGGTCGCGGCCCTGCAAGCCGTGCGGGCGGCCCGCCGTGTCCAGGAACGGCACCACCAACCGGGGATGCGCCAGATAGCCCGACGTGCGGAAGTCGCGGGCCTTGCCGACATCCACGGTCCCGTCATCATCGCCGAGGTGAAGCGCCCGGCCCACGTCCTCGGTGACGCCGAACCGCTCGGCCGCATAGACCGCTGCCCGAGATCCGGCGAACCGCTCGGCCGCCGCGCGCACGTACAGGCCGAGGGCCGCGAGGTCCCCGGGGCTCAGCTCGGCGACCGGGGCCGAGGACAACGTTGGTGTCCCGGTGACGCCGAACAGCTCGGCCTCGGTCAGGTTCGCGGCGGTGAGCACGTCCGGCGTGGCGCACCCGGCCCGGCAGTAGAGCAGCGCCCGGCCGTCCGGCTTGAGCGAGACGAACAGGGACGGCTTGCCGTCGTTGTGCGCGGGGCAACCGACCAGCACCCCGCCGCGCTCGTCGATGACCGGGCCGCCGCCGAGCCGGGCAATCAATGCGTCAATGTGCAACTCGGGCACCTCCTCGGGACCAGGATCGACAGCAACGCGCGCACAGCCCAAGCGCCTTGGGGCGGACACACGCCGTTGCCGAGCAACTTGATTTGATCAGTGCGGGTCAGGCCGGGAACCGCGGTCACGAACCCCAAGGGCAGCCCCATCATCCACTCGGGCAGCGCCGGATTCAGCACCCGCGCACCCCGCGCGCCCTGTACTGCCGGGGCGGGTGCCAGACGTCCGCTCAGGCGTTCCCAGTGCCGCACGGCGGGGCCGAACTCCCGCCATGGGTCACCGTCGCCGGTCAGCCGCATCACGGCAATTTCGTTCAACGGGCGAGCGTTCTGCCCGATCAGGTGCGACCGGCCGGACCGGTAGTCGCGGGCGGCCGGGGTCGGCAACAGGGTCAGTCCGCCGCTAGGTACTTGGCCGCAGCGTGCAACGTCTTCCCCGACTGCCTGCCGTTGCCCCACCTTCCCCCGCGCACACCGTGCCCATTCGGGGACACACCCGTGTCGGGCGTCGGTAGCAGCGACGAATACACGTTCGCGTGCGTGGGGAGCGCCGACGTCGGAAGCTCGAACGCTTCCCCACGCTGTGCGATACCCCAACGCGGCCAAGTCCGCGAGAACGGCGCCGAACCCTTTGGACCGGTGGCCCGCGACGTTTTCCAGGATGACGAGTCCGGGTCGTAGATGGCGAACGGCCGCAGCGACGTGCGGCCACAGGTGACGTGAATCGTCGGCCCCCATTCGTTGCCCTGCAAGAGAAAACGGCTGACACGGGTAGCCTGCGGTCATGATGTCGACTGGTTCGGCGGACGACCACGCGGCCGTGGTGATGTCGCCGAGGTTGACCAGACCCGGCCAGTGGTGCGCGTGCGTGGCGATTGCGGCGGGCTCGACATCGGCGAACCAGCGCTGTTCCACGTCCAGCACCTCGGCAACGGCCATGTCCAAACCGCCGTAACCGGAACACAGGGAACCAAGCCGGGCGGTCACCCGTACACCGCCGCGAGAAAGACCACCAGGCCGTAAGCCAGAACGGCCAACACCGCCGCGAACGCCAAGATCACGTACAACTGATCACGCGGATTCAATCCGTCGTTCCTCCGATCACGACAACGACCCCGCCGCCATCCACACAGGACAGCGGCGGGGGATGTCAGCTCAGGCAGGCTTGCCGGTCACGTCGATCACGGGCCGGGTGTACGAGACGTCCTTACCCTTCTTGGTCGTGTACTCGACCAGCTCAAGGCGCAGCTCCGCGGTCACCGGAGCGTCCTCAAGGGCCTTCTCGATCTCGCCGAGGTCGTTGACCAGCGACCACGAACCCGTGGTGAACAGGAAGTACCCGAGATCCGGTTCATCGGCGAGGCGGAACTTGAGGGTGATGTCCGGCTTGGGGCCGGTCCCCGCCTTGGCCTCGGCCTTGCGGTCGGCCAGCGACATCGGGCACCCGCACTCGGCGCCAACCTTGTCCTCTGCCGGGTGCCCGGACACGAAGTACGCGCCATCGCACACGTGGATCGGGCCGTTGTTGCCGTACAGGGCCATGCGGGACCGCAGATCGCCCGCCCGCTCGATCACGATGCCGACCGAAGCCGTGGTGGTCTCGACGTCGAACCGGTCGCGCGCTTCCTCATCGGCGTTGGTCACCACCTCGCCGCCGTACAGACCGGCGATGCGATCGGCCACGTCCTCATCGTCGGAGACGACGCGCCATTCCGAGAGTGCCAAGGGGCGACGGCCAATCACCTTGCCGCCCTTGAATTTGCCGACGACATCGTTCAGAAACGGGTTGCGCGGACGGGGTTTGGCGTCGGGGTCGGTGTCGAAAATGCGCAGTGCCAAGGGTGATCCTCCGATCAGTGGCGATGAATACCGAGGGACCGAGTAGCGCAAGTGTGCTTGCGTGACTCGGGCACGGCTAAAGGCCGAACATCCCTGGCTGCGACGCGAGGGGGTCCGGGGGGAAGAACGGGTTGCCGAGGCGGACGCGGCGCGCGGCGAAGATGTCACCGAGCTGTCTCGCGCTGGCCTCGCGACGACGCTTGTCCTCGGCGGCCTTGCGGTCGGCCTCGGCCTTGGCCTTGCCCTGGTTGCGCTGGTGGACAAGGCTGTTCAGCTCGGCCGCGATCACGGCCGCCTCGGTCGCGTCGAGATGCACCGACCGGCCGCCGACCTTGATCGACGCCACCAGGTCCGAGGCGAGTGCTCCGGCCGTCGCGGGCACCTTGTGCAAGTCCAGGCGTGCGCCACCGCGCCGGACGGTGAGCGGGTATTCCGATACCACCGAGACCTCTGCGTCCTTGGGCAGGAGATCCCGGTTGGGTTCGCTCGTGGTCGAGTACTTGACTTCCCACTTGGGCATGACGATTCCCTCTCTCAGTACTGTCCTACTTGGACTTGCGCCGCGTCGCCCCAGTGGACGCGGCCGAGTCGTGAAGCGGGTCGCCGATCACGCGCGGCGGGTCCTCGGCCACGCGGTGGAAGACTCGGCGCAGATCCAGGAAGCCCGCGAACACGGCCGGGTCGGCCGAGGTGGGGACCAACTTCCACCCCTCGGGCCGGACGTGGAACACGGCGTGTGCGGTGATCGCGGGCATGGGAGCAGCGTCCCCGGCCTGCGTGACGATCTTGTCCGCGTTCGCGTAGGCGGACAGTTGGTAGGCCACCGTGTCGTGAATGCCGGACCTGGTGGACTTGGTGTCGCCCATGACGATCTCGCCGTCAACCTCGGCGATCCAGTCGAACGATCCCGCGTACTGGTGGGTGTCGGACCACACCGCGTCCTCGACATGCAGAAAGCGCGGTTGGTACTTGTCCAGAAACGCGTCAATGTGCCGCAGGTACTCGGCCAACTCGGGGTGTACGCGGCCGATCGGCTGCCCGAGGGCACGCTTCTCGAACATGTCGTGCACCGCGGTTCCCGTCTCGGCCGCCTCGGCGACGAACCGCCGCGCCGCATTCTTGATCATGTCCACGGCCGCCGTGCGCTGCCCACTGATCAAGAGCTGAACGACGCTGCCCGCGTTGTCCGCCACCCACTCGGCCGCCTGCTTGGCGTACCAGGGCGGGAGGAACGGTTTCGGTTCCATGTCCAAGATGGACGTCACGCCCGGGTACTTCACGCGGGATTCGGGATCGACGTAGTACCGACTACCGCCGCGCTTGATCGTTTGAAGTTTCGCCATCCGGTCTCCCGTCGTCGGCCCTCGCTGACAACCGGGACACCCCCCGAGACCGCGCCACCCGCAACCCCGTGTGACGCCACTCACGTAAGTGTGCTTGCGTCGATAAGTCGTGGTGCACACAACAAAGTCCCCGGGTGAGCGGCAATCCGGGGACTCGGCGGAATGCTTCTACTCGGCTAGTTCGTTCCGCCAGCCATCAACCACGCGCGGCAGCAGCTCGGCTAGCGCGTCGGCTGTGGCGACCATCTCAGCTAGGACGTCCGGGGTTGCGTTGTGCGGCGGGCGCCAACGGCCGGCCGCCATCTCGTCAGCCTCGCGCTGTACCTGATCGCGCGCCGCGCTCATGAGCGCGAGGACCGTCCCGCCGTGAATGCGCCCGCCCGCAAGGCTGCGCTGAACGCGCGTCTTCTGCGCATGTCGTTCAGTAGCCCTCTCGGGCTTGATCGCGTACTGCTGACACAATCGCCGGTACTCCGCATCATCGCCTTTGGCGAATTTGCGAATGGCGTCCCTCACCGCGTCCGCCGTGTGCCACCGGATGGAGTTGAGTAGCTTGTCAGTTGCAGACCCGGACGCTCCCGCAGTCTCGCGCGCTTCCTCAAGTTCGATCTTGTAGTCTTTCGACCGGCCTGCGAGGTCTGGTAGACCTTTGTGGTTCAGGAACGTACGGCGAAATTCGACAATCGCGGCCGAGACCGCCCGTCGATTCTCGGTCGAATCGGACCGCATGAGATCGCGAAACGCGTCGACTAGCTCGGTTCGCGCTTTGTGTCGCTTCGCGATTGGCACTGCCGCCACGGACATTCCCCTTTTGCCGATTCGATGCAATGCGAAAGGCTCCGTGCGCGACCGTAGCACACGGAGCCCTTGCGTGACTCAAGCCGCCAAGGCGGAATCCTCCGGGTGACGGAACTCGCTCCCGCAGTCACCGCACAGGATCGGCCGCCTAGCGAGTCGCCCCGGGCTGATCGGGAACGGATCGGGAGTCACGCAAGCGCACACCGCGTTCGGCCGCTTGCTGCCCGTACGGCCGCCCCGGCTGCCCCGGCCGCGCTTGATCGTCTCGCCGTCATCGTCGCCGTCATCGCCTGTTCCACCAGCGCCACCCGTGGCCGCAATGGTGATGTCGCGAAGGTGCGCGAGGCGCGCGGTTTCCAACTCGGCAATGACGGTCGCGTAATTGACCTTTGCGGCCTCGGTGATCTCTACGGCCGAGAATCCGTGCGTCTTGTGCGGGGTCTTTCCGTCCGGCCACTCATCCCCGAGTTCCGTTGCCAGTTCGACAAACTTCAGGTTGTGGCGACCATTCACGTTGGTGTCTTGAATGCCACGAATTCGGGCGAGGCCATGCGCCGCCTCGTGCAACAAGGTTTGCATGATTCGGGCGCCCGGCAAGCCCAGCAATTCACCTGCGACAAAGAGTTCAGGGACGCGCGGCGCCTCGGTCTCGGTGTCAACCGTCCACCGCTCCGCCCAGAAGTGCGCCCACCGGTCCCCGCCGCGCTGAGCGAACCCCGAACCCGTGACAACCACGACCTCGGGCACGTCCGGGTTGCACTCGCGGATCACCGTCCATGCCGCTTCGATCGCGGCGACGATGCGGGAGCCGGTTCCGGTGCTGGTCATGTGTGCCTACCCCTCGGTGTCATGCAAGTGTGCTTGCGTGACTCAAGGTTTAGTGACGCAAGTGTGCTTGCGCAAGCTTCTGTTGTGCACACCACATGACGAACGGCCCCGACACCTGTCGCGAGGGACAGGGCCGGGGCCGGTCGGCTTAGATGCCGCGCTGGTCGGGCTGAACCGGGGTCACCATCCGGTGGATGACGATGCCGGTGGCGCCCGCGATCACGGTTGCGATGATCTCGCCGACCGCGTCCACGTCGAAACCGGCGAGGCCGGGCACGTAGCGGACAACGGCACTGGCGACCAGGGCGACCAGCGACCAGGCGAGGACGGGGTACGCGGCCACCAGGGCGGCAATGCGGGTCTTCACAGTGCACCTACTTTCTCGGGGATGAGCACGGAATCAACCGCGCGGAACAGGTCGGAGACCTCGCCGTCGTTGGCGATGGTTCGAGTGACCGGGAGCGTGTCCGCGTGGGACTCGCTCTCATGGGTTGTGGTCTTGGGTGCACTCGCTCTGGTGACGCGCCACATCTCGGCGTCCACCAGCTCCGCGAGGCCGCGCACCTCGTTGGGGAATCGGACGTCGGGGATGACCACCGGTCGTCCCTCGGCGTTGTGCCGGGTGATCTGCGCGACCGCGAGGGACACCCATGTGTCCGGGGCGATCCCGTGGCGGATGACGTCGGTACCGAGGCGCTGCAAGGTCCGCCGTACCTCGGGCACGGTGTCCTTGGCTTGCTCCCAACCGATCCGGTCAACGACCGCGGATAGGCGGACCGAGCCGTCCGAGACGATGGGATCGAGCTTGAGAGCCAGCGCGCGCAGCGGATCGGCCAGCGCAACACGCGCGTAGCCCCGCTCCCGCGTCAGGTATCCGGCGATGGTGTCCTTGCCGGTGCGAAGTCGCCCGACGATGCCGATGTTGGGATGCACGGGCCTGCCTCTCTGCGCCTGGCGCTCAGCCGCGGATCTCGGGCGGTATGCGTCCCTCGGTGACGGGCCGCAAGATCGTGGGCCTGGTCCAGCGGTCCTCGTGGACGGCCACGGAAACCCGGATGTCCGCGACGTCCCCCGCCATCTCGTCCAGCCGCGCGGCGATGTGCGATACGCGGTTGGACACAGGCGCGATGGCGGCTGTCACCGCCGAGTCCACCGTTTCGGCTTGCTGCCGCCGCGTCTTGCGGTGTGCGAGGTAGTTGGGGCCGGTGGTGACCAGCACACCGCCAAAGCTGATCAGGGCCACCAGGACCGCGTCAGTCATCCGTACGTCTCCTTACCGGCCACTCGCCGATCTCGTTGGGCCACAGCGGGTCCGCGCCACTCGGGGCCGGTGACGCCCGTTCCTCAGCCATGGCGGCAAAGCCCATGACCGCAAGGGCGGACGTAACCGGGTAGCCGCCCACGTCCGAACCGGGGATCAGCGTTCCCTCGGCGGACGCGGTGGGGAACGCGGACAGCGGAGCGAGGAACGCATATTCGGGTTCGCGGAAGCTGACCGCGTTGCGGGCGCTGAACGTCTCGAACCACGCGGCCATGAACTCGGCCTGCTGAGGTGTGAACCCTTTCGCCGAGGCGTCCGCGCCGTAATCGGCGTTGCGGGGGAACCGGTCGGACTGCGCGGTGATGTTCGCGAGGAACTGAATGTTGCCGCGCTTGACTACTGACTGCGTGATCGTGTCGTCCCACTGCCCGGTCGGCATCCCGTGCAACCAGGCAACCTCGAACTGATGCCATCGGTAGGTGCCAGCGGCCCCGGTCCCACCGGTCACGTTCCACTTTTGCGTGATGCGCGAGGACCCGCCCATGCCCGCGCGCAACCACACTTCGCACGCAGACCCCTGCCACAAGATCACGTGGAATCGGGCCACCAGGACCGGGTACTTGGGGTTGACCAGGGCGGCCGAGTACGCCTCTCGCTCAGCGGCGACCCACGTTGAACCCGACTTGGTCATGTGCAGTTCGCGCGCGTTGGACGCGTCGTTGGTGGTGAGCATCTGCCGGTAGCTCAACGACTTTTCGCCGCGCTCAAGGACGTTCAGGCGTTCCTCGGTGTCGCGGAACAGCGCGCCGAGCGAGGGCGGCAACGTCGGGTTGCTAGGCATCGGCGAACACCCCCAACGGCGCAACCGTCACGTTCACGGTCTCGGCCCCGGCCGGATCGACCGACACCGCTACCTCGGTCACCATCCACTCACCGGAGATGGCCACCAGGCCGTAGCCGCCGATCACCGCGACGACGTCCCCAACGGCCACCTCGGCGACGCCAAGGGCCGCGTCCGGGTACAACTCCACTGTCGGGAGCAGGATTGGCGTGGCCTGACCGCGGACGACGTTGTCCGCCTTGCTCTTGAGGGTGGCGTATTCCTTGACGTCGGACGCGGACACCACTTCCTCAAGGCGAGGAAACACCGTGGACGGCTCGGACGCAGTGGCCCACAACTGTTCCGGGCCGTCACCCGCACCGGTCACGACCACGAAGTTGCGGACCGACTTGCCGCCGAGCTTGGCCGTTCGGACGTCACAGTTCACCCGGTCCTCAAGGACGAGTTCACGTCTGCGGCCGGTCACCGGGTAGCGAACGCGGAACCACACGGCAAGGGTGTCCTCGGCCGGGCCGGACCACTCGGCGTCAAACGAGAAGTCGAATCCGTCGATGACGTCGGCCAGTTGTTCCACGGCCTCGCCGATGGACTTGTGGTCGGATTCCTTGTACGTGCGGTCCCGCACGACGCCGGTCGTCTCGGAACCGAACTGGATCATGCCGAGGTTCGACCCCGGCCCGTAGGTCGCGGCGTGCTGCAAGAGGTCCCGGGCAATGGCTGCCTGATCCCATCCGACGTACTGCCTTGTGGTGTGCACACCACGCAACCGGTAGTAGGACAGCCACCCCTCACACTGCAAGGTGAGCGTCCCGGCCGCGTAGTCAACGTCCGCGTCCCAGTACAGGCCCGACCACACGAACCGGCCGTTGCGTTCGACGTAGACGGCCGTGGCCGCGCCCGGGATGAGCGACTGCGGGTTGACTCGCGACACCCCGGGTTCAAGCGCAACGACGATGCTGGCCGAGCCGGGAGCGTTGCGGGTGGTCGTGTAGCTCACCGACTCGGCGGGAAGTTCGCCATGCACGTAACCGCTCAGGACATCCTGAAACAGAACGCGATAGGACGCGCTCACAGAACCCCCTTACCGGCCGAGGTATTCGAGTACGACGAACGCGGTGTATGTGACGGTGGACGACCCCGTTTGCGGGGTCCAGCCGAAATAGAGCTTGAACGGAAGGGCGGCCTGCGCCGTGTTCACAGTGCCGGTCCAGGCGATGTTTTGGTGGAGCTGACCACCGCCACTCATGCCACCGCCGCGCCAACCGGTGTTGGTGATGTCGGCCGTACCAAATGGACCGTCAATGCACTCAAGACGAACACTTGAGAGACCCACGTTGAGACAGTCGGAGTACGCCATCACGCCGATATGCCACCGGCCGGGACGATTCAACTTGAACGTCTGGCCGCTCACGGTCGCGATGCCGCCGTCATGCCCGGTCACCATGCCCGTGGAACTCATCACCGCCGTACCGGCACCGGCCGAACTTCCGGTAGAGACGAAGTGGTGGTGCGCCCGGTCGGTGTCCGCGACCGGCAGCCATCCCTTCGCCGCTCCCGTGTAGCACCAGACCGTGTGGGGCGCAGTGGTCAGCGACATCTGACCGGCAACCGGCGCGTCAAACGCGGTGTTTCTCGCTGTCTCGGTGGGGAATGTGGGGACACCGACCGGTGCCCACCTGGTCCCCGACCACAACCACACGTTGCCGTTGACGACGTCCAGCCACAGCGTTCCGGCCCGCAAACCCGAGGGGCGAACGGCGGACACGATCGCGGTTCCCGCGTGGATGACCTGACCGTTGGTCTGTCGCTTGTCGGTGAGCGTGGGCAGCGTGGAAGCCGCCTCGGGCGGAACTGCGATCTCGTGAATGAGTAGCGACCCGGGAACCGAGGGGGCCACGGGCGAGGTTGCCGGGGTGCCGGTCCGTACCTCCAATACCCAGGTCCCGGGGTTGGCGCCCGCAGGGGGAACGACGTAGGCCACCAGGGCATCACGGCGGGCTTGCGTAGCGTGCGGGGGCGCGATCGGCAGCGTGACCGACGCGGCCAGCTCTGCGAGGAACACGCCCTTGAAAGACTCGGTAGGCGCAGGCAGGGCGACCACCCCCGGGGACACGGTGACCGTGCGGTCCGCGTTAACGGTCGCGCCGAACACGGAGTCCCCGAAGAACCCGGGCTTGCCGTTGACCAGCTCGGACAGAACGCGGCGGACCGGGTCCGCGTTGAATTCGGTGTTGTCGACAAACAGCGGTGGAAGGGTCATCGTCTGGACGGCCACGGGCCACCTCCTGAAGGGTCAGACCCAAGCCGCGCGCCACTGCGCGATCAGCTCGGGTTCCGGCGCAGCCCCGGGAAGCCGGGTACCGCGTAGGCCGAACTCGGACACCCCGGGTGGGGCTGTGAGCCACGTGTTGGCGCGGCCGGGTGTGAGGAACCGCGGTGCGACGCCATCCATGAGGACGTCACCGTTCGCGGTGTTGATGTCGAGCCACTGCCCCGACAGCAGCGTGTAGGCGATGGCGAGTTGCGCGCCGGTCGCGAGATCGACGATGCGCGGGTTGACGATCGGGCCACGCAAGGTGAACCGCATCGGGACGGGCGTGTTGCCGTCGTTGGTGACCCGGATGACCTCGGCCACCTCGGACTGACCGAACCTCGCGGGAAAGCGCAGTGGGAACCGGATGCCTGCGCCAGGCGTAGCCGAGCTGGTTGGCAACGTCGCCCGACCCGTACCGGTGGTCGTCGCGTAGACGAACGGGTCCGGGCAGTACAGCTCTACCGCGACGGTCGCATACCCGTGCGCGTACTCCCACGTCACCGGAACCGAGCGCTTACGCACCTTGCCCCACACGACGCGCGGCCCGCCACCAGCGACACCCGGGAACTTGAACGAGAACGGGGCGATCCGCCCCGGAATGAACGCGTCAGCCACGGCCGCCATTGCCGCGCCGAACTCGGCGGGATCGCCTGCGTTGATCTCGATTGTGAGCGTGATCGCGCGCGCCCCGAACCAGTCGTCGCCGCTTTGTTCGCCGTGGCGACGCAACGATGTCCTGTCATTGGCGCGGATCGCGGGCGCGTCCAACAGTCCGGCAATCTCGGTGAACGTGAACGGGGAATCCGAGGACCCGATGGTGAGTCCTCGGTATTCCGCCGTCCAGTCCACGGAGAGAGTGACCGGCATCGCCGTGGTATCGACCGACACCGGTCATCACCTCCCAGTGGTGCGAACCGCCCAAGCCACTTCCGCGCCGATTGCGTGCGGGTCGGCATTGGTATTCGCGTAGACGTTCACCGTGGTATTTCCCGGACCCGGTGAGTCGGGGCCGCCGAGGCGCGCGGTACCGCTTCCGGTTCCGCCCTGTGCGCCGTAGGTGTGTCCGGTACCGCTGCCGATCAGGGCTGATACCGCAGGCTTGCCGAGGTCAGCCCCGGCCATCTCGCCCGCCATCGCGGACGCGAGACCACCCACGGCCGACAGCGCGACACCTGCGTTGTCCTCGATACCGACCGCGAGACCGGGAGGCAGCCAACGGCCGATCTCCGCGAACACCCGCGAGGGAGAATGGATACCGAGAACGTCCTTGACCCAGTCTGGTATCAGGGAACCGAAGAACGAAAGGATCTTGTCCTTGAGCCAACCGGCCGCATTCTGGATACCGCGCCACAGACCCGATAGCAGATCCTTTCCAGCGTTCAGCAAGAGCGAACCGAAGTCGCCGATCCCGCTTAGGACGCGACCCGGTAAGCCGGTCAGCCAAGAGACCAGTTCACCGAGTTTGGACACGGCCCCGTCGTAGACACCCCGGAACCACGCACCGACACGGCCGGGCAACTGGCCGAGCCACGACACGGCGTCTATGACCCAATTGACAGCGGCGCGGACCGCGCCAACGATCGTGTCCCAGTGCTTGATGATCAAGCCGGGCAGTGTCCAATTCAGGAACAGATTCCAGATCCATTCGGCCGCGCCCTTGACCGCGCCGACGACCCAATCCCACGCCTGCCGGGTCCACGCGACGACGGTGTCCCAGTTGGCCACGATCAGCGCCACCAGGCCCACGACGGCCGCGATGATCCAGCCGACCGGCCCCATCGCCATGACCCACGCTGCGGCCATCTGCGCGCCCCGGATGAGGGACTGCGTACCCATCACGACCCATCCCGCGACCACACGGGCCGCCGTGAGCGCCATGGACCCGGCCATCACCGCGCCTTGAGCGATGAACGACGCGGCGGTGAGGGTGAGTGAGGCGACGGTGCGCGCGGCGGACATGGCCCACGCTGCGGCCGTCGTTGCTGCCGACACCGTGGCCCGTGCGCCCATGAGCACCCATGACGCGACGGTCTTACCGGCCGCGCCGACCTGTGCCAGCGCCGAGCGGGACGCGGCGAGCTGCGCCTTGAACCACGCTGCGGCCTGCTTGGCGCCCGCGATCGTCGCCGTGACTCCCGACGCGATGAGGGCAGGCAGCAGGACCGCGCCGATCAGGCCCGCCACAATGCCGATCTCAACGGCGTTGTCGCCTAGGAACTTGGCCATGGCGCCGAGGGCGGGCAGGACCACGCCCGTGACGAACGCGCCGACCGCGTCCAGCGCGGGACCGAAATTGGCCTGTAGGTAGGTCACCAGTTCGTTGATCTTGGGGATGACCTTGCCGCCGATGAAGTCCACGAAGACCGTTGACAGCATCCGGCCGAACGCGTCGATGTTCGATGAGGCGTTGTCGTGCAACGACTTGCCGAGTTGATCGGCCGCGCCACCGACACCGGTCAGTGCGTTGGTCATCGGGCGCAGCGCCGCGAGTGCGTCGATGTTGCCCAAGTCCTCGAACTGAGTACCGAACAAGCCGACTGCGGCGGTCTCCCGCTTGATCGGGTCCTTGATGGACACGATGCCGTCAAGGATCTTCTGAAACGCCATCTTGGCGCCCTCGCCACCACCGAGGATCGCCTTGGCCATGTCCTTGGCGTTGAGGCCGATCGCCTTGTACGCGTCAACCGATGTGACGGACATGTCCACGCTGCGGATGCGGAATTCCTTGAGCGCGTCCCCGGCCTTGTCGAGCTGGATCTTGCCGCCCTTGGCAGCGGTCGCGAGGACACCGAACGCCTCTTGACCGGTGAACCCGAGGGCCTGAAAGAACACCGTGTACTCATCGGCGATCTCTAGGAAGTCACCCCGGACGGCAGCGGGCACGTTCTGTAGGCCCTTGGTGATGAGGTCGAACGCTTCGTTGGCGTCCTTGGCCATGCCGGTCTTGAGCAGGATTCCCACGGACGCAATCGCGCCTTGAACGTCGACTTGGAACGCCTGCGCGAGGTCCAGGGCCTTGCCGGTCGCGGACTCAAGGGTCGGGGTGTCCAGCTTGCCGAGCGTGGACACCACGGCCTCGATCGTGCCCGTGACGTCGGTGAAGGTGTCCCCGTAGCCCTTGGCGTACAGCGAACCGGCAGCCTGCCCGTAGCGCTCGGCTTCCTGCGCGGTGGCGCCTAGCGCGCCTTCCATCGCTCCGAGGATCTTGCCTCGGTCGAGCGATTCGACCAGCGCGCCGCCGAGGCCACCGGCCGCCACCCCTGCCGCCACGAACCCGGCCGCAGACGCGGCAACGTCCTTTGCGGACGCGCCCACTTTGGATGCGAACGCGGCAACGCCGCTTTCACCATCGGTGAGCTTGTCGATCAGATCCTTGACGTCACCGAGGATCGTGACCTTGATCGGCTTGGCCACCGTCGAACCCCCCTACCTCATCACGGGTTCTCGGTGGTCCCTCCCACCACGCGGCCCGCCCTGGTTGCGCTTGTGCTGCGCCTTGACGTCCGCGTCCATCTGCTTGACCAGGGCGCGGTACTCGTCCAGCCGTAGTGACTGGACGTCGGACCACGTGAGGCCCCGGAAGTGGTTGACTAGGCGGGCTTTCGTGACTGCGCGCGCCGCGCGGCCCGATTGGGCGTGACGGCCTCGGCGTTTCCCTCGGCGTCCGGCTTGCCCGGGGACAAGCGGACGTTGCCCGCGTCTTCCCACGTGGCATCCGGGTTGTCGCGCAGCATCACGACGAACGCGACCGCGCGAAGGAACCGGCCCTTGCGGGCGCCCTTCTCCGCGACGCTGTCAATGCTTGCGTCAATGAGGTCTTCCACCTTCTCGATTTCGCCGAGGGTCAGACCGTTGACGTCGGTGGACAGCTCGAACACGTGCCACTCTCCTTAGCTACCAATGCGTTTGCCCACAAGGGCGGACATGAGTTCGCGGAACCGAGCTGCGTACTGTTCGCGGCGCTCGTACGCGGCCTTGAACAGGAACGGAACGGCCTTGATCCCGCGACGCGGCCACCCGAAGTGCACCGGCCCCGCGTAGTGCTTGCTGCGGCCTCGGCCGGAACCAGCGCGGACGACGGCCCCCTTGAGCGAGGACGACGGGGCCACCGAGGACGCCAGCGCCCCGGACACCTGCGGAGTCAATGAGCGGGCCGGGGGGACGACGATCGCGGCGGTTTCCTTGTGGGCCTCGCGTAGTCCCTTGGCCGTGTCCTTGTCTTTCGCCGTGCGGATCGCCTTGCGCAGCTCGGCGTGTCCCTCAACCCGGACCTGAAATTTCACGCGCACCCCCGAGAGGCCGGACCATCTGCGTTGTGGTGCGCACAACAGGCGCGAGGGTCGATCAGTCGCCCGGCTCGGTGTAGATGGCAGTGACAGCCGGGAGCGTGCCCGGGTCCAGGACCACGAACGGCAGCGTCATCCGCGACAGATCGTCAAGGCTTGCCTCGGGAGACTCGCCCGTGAACTGGATCGCAGGACATTTCAGCTCGAACGCGGACGCGCCCACCACACCGTCGTAGACGACGCGGAAACCGAGGACGGCCCCGGCAACGAATGACTCGTACAGGGGCAGCGTGGCCGAGTCGAACTCAACTTCAATCTCACCCTCGTACGCGGGCATCTCGGCCCGCACCGGCTTGGCCTTGAGCGCCGAGGACCGCACGAACCGCCGATCGGTCTTGAACCCCCGCGATCCCTTGGCGGACCACTTGGACACCGGTACGGCCGTCTCAACGCCACCCCGAGTCAGGTACACCGTCGCGCGGGTCCAGTCATAGGCCACAGCCTCGGCGGGGTAGGCGATCGGCAGGGCCGGACCGATGTGCGTCACGGTCTGAAAGTCGAACGTGGCCTTGAACTTGAGCGGGCTGTCAACCTCCTGTTCAAGCTCCCACTCGGTGACGACGGCCCCGGTGTGCTTGTACGGCACCGTGCCCCCGTCCACCTTGGGGCGAACCACTTGCACGGTGTAGCTCGGCGACGCCGAGTCCGTGGACGTAGTGAAGGTGTGGACGTCGTCCGCGGTGGCCATCGTGTCGAACGCGGCGCGCAACAGGGACCGTGCGCCGTTGTCCAGTAGGTCAAGCTCAATCTCGCCCTCGCCGCCCATGTCCACGATCCGGCGACGGTCGGCCCGCACGGTCTGCAAACCAGCGCGAAACCCCTTGCTCTCCATGAACTCGGGCGCGGCCTTGAACGAGTCGGCCTGCCCCTCGTACCCCTCGGTGGTCGTCGCGGCCACGCCATAGGCGGACTCGGCGCCGATCGAGATTGCAGCGTCAAGCGCCACGGTGAACCTCCTAGGACTGGACGCGACCGCGCACCCGGACCGTGACGTCCACTTGGGACGCGGTGCCGAGGGTGGCGTGTTCGCCGTTGGTGGTGAGAGAGCGGACCGGGCGGACGTCGATCAGGCCCGGAACCGCGGTCGGCTCGAACGCCAGGACCGCGTCACACACGGCCGTCTTGAGGCCGGTCACGGCGCGCTCGGCGTGGATCGGGTCGCCGGACTCAGCGGCCACGGCGCGGATGGTGATCTCGGCCGTGACGTTGGTGGGCTTGCGGCGGCCCGCGACCATGGCGACCGGCTCAAGCTCGGGCTCCACCGTCTCGGTGAACCACACCGCGCGGCGGCTCTGATCGGCCCCGGGGTCGGCCCACGTCGTGATGGTCTTGGTTCCGGCGAACGCGGCCTTGAGCACCGCGTAAAGGGCTTCCTTGGTGGCAAACACGACGTCAACCAGGACCCACCCCCTAGCCGAACGGCGCGCGGATGCGATGCGCGTTGAGGACTGCGTTGACCTCGGGCAGCGACACGGGCCGCCACGAGCCACCCGCTTGGGCGAGGTTCTGTGTGCCGAACTCCGAGATGACGGACGTAGCCCGATCCGGTAGTCGCGCGTCCAGGTCGGTGACCCACTGCCGCGCGATCGTGCGCACGGCCCAACGGATGGCGACCGGGGGCGGGTTGTCCATGGACCAGGACTGCCCGGTGTATTCGGTGACGCGCTCAACCGCGTAGTCGCGGGCCTCAAGCAATGTCGCGTCCTCGAACCGGTCCGTGTTGTCCAACCCGTCAAGCCTGCGAAGTTCGGCGAGGGTGGCGAACAGGTCCACCTCTCGCACTCTCCTTAGGTGGAAGCCATGCCCGAGTCGGGCAAGTGTGCTTGCGTGACTCGGGCATGGCGTTGTGGTTACGCGGCGGGCAGGGTCAGCAGGGCCGAACCCGAGGTGTCGATCAGGGCGCCGCCGTAGCGCTGGACGAACTTGTACGACACCAGGTCCTCAAGGAACTTGACCTCGGTGGACCGGGCAACGCGCAGCGGACCGGCGAACCGGACGGTGAAACCGCCGAGGTCGGTGAACGCAATCTTGCCCTCGTTGGTGGCGCCGAAACCCGGGTCGACGGACACGGGGCGATCCATGAGGGTCAGTGCGCCGCCGTCCGCCACCGACTTGAGCAGGTAGCGGCCGTCCGCGTCCTTCCACTTGCGGGCGCGGGCCAGCGTGAGGCGACCCATGATCCAGCGGGCACGGGCCGCGTAGAACTCCGGGATCGAGTAGTGCACGTCAATAACCGCGTCGGTGTAGCCGTTGTCCGCAGCCGGGGCCGCCGCGATCGTCTTCCGCAGCGCGGGCAGGATGCCCGTGGTGGTCGACAGCAGCGCCGCGACGAAATCCACACCCATGGTGTCCGCGAGGTTGGGACCGGCGTCCGCGACCAGAAAACCAATCAGGTCGACAAGGTCGTCCTCGACCAGCTCGGCCGAGATGTGCGAGACGTAACCGGTCTTGGCCACATCCAGGGGCACCAGGTCCGTGGCCGGGTAGTTCTCCGGCAGCGCGTTGCCCTCGGCGGTCTTGCCCCGGTGTGCCTTGGGCACGACGCGGGGGAAGTCGATCGCCCCGCCACCGGTCGTGCGGATGACTCGCGCACCGGCCGCGATGATGCTGGACCGCTCCTGAATGACCTTGAGCAGTTCGGAGTACAGCGAGGGCCGCGCGGCGGTCTTGCCGCCCTGCTTGTTGTCCACGTCGATGCCCACGCCCAGAACGGCGCGGAACTCCGCCGAGTCGCCCTCACCGAGCGCGCGGAGCGTCGCGTTGTCATCGGCCTCGGCGCCCACGGGGCCGCGGTTGGCGCGTTCGTCGAGCGCGGCCAGCAGCGCGTCACGGGTCTCGGTCGCGCGGGCCTCGCCCAGCTCGGCGTCAAACCGCGCGTCGATGGCGTCCAGGCGCGCGAGGATCAGCCGCTCAAGCTCCGAGCGGCCCTCATCGGCTGCGCGCTGCAAGGCGTTTTCAGCGTGCGCCCGCTGTTCGGCGGTGGTCGTGCCCTCGGTAACGGATGCGGTCACAGTGGTGTCCCCCTTGGCGGGATTGGCCAGCGCAGCCGGAATCGAGCGCTTGGCAACGGTGGTGTCCGGGTAAGCCGGATTGGTGACAGGACCGAGTTCGCGGACGCGGAAGTCCTTGACGGTCCGAATGAGGTCCCCGGTCTCGGGGTCGCGGGTCCACTCCTGGTCCGCGCGGACGTCGCGAAGGATGAACATGAACGACGACCCCCGCACGATGCCCTTGTCCACCAGTTCGGCGACGTCGCGCCCGGCCGTGGTGTCCGGTAGGTCGATCTCGTACCAGCCCCCGGTGTCGTCCACACCGGTCCGCAGCCCGTATCCGGTGCGGCCGAGGGGCGATCCGAAATCGTGATTGAACGTGGCGAGTAGTTCGCCGCGTTCCATGTCCTCGCGGCCTGCTCCTGCCTCGATCCGCTCACGGAAGCCGCCGAGATCCAGCGACAACCGGTTGAACACGTAGGCGTAGCCGCGAATCGTCTTGCCGGTTCCATCCGCTTTGGCGCGGACCTCAACCGCGGTCGCGAAGTCGCGCCGCTCAGTGGTGTGCATCAGGCCCCCTTGTCATCCCCCTCGGACTCGGGGGGCTCGGACTCGTCGGTGCCCTCGGCGTCCAGCTCGGCCGGATCGGTTGCGGGGGCGGTGTTCTTGGACAGCACAAGAGGGCCGTCCGGGGTGAGCAGGGCGAGATTCATCGGCACCATGAGCCAGTCGCCGAGGCCGCTCGGATCGGGCGTGAGGTCTTCCCACGCGCGTACCTCGTTGCGCGAGTACACGCCGGTTTGCAGGCCCACGCGGTACGCCTCAAGGCGTTCCTTGAGCGAACCCCGCAAGAGCGCGCCGAGGTTGAACTTGACGAACGCGCGGCCGGGAGCGACCAGGGTTGAGAACGCTTCCTCAAGCCGGGCCACCCACGTGGTGAGGGTGTGCTGAACGAACGCCGTGTTTTGCTCGGCGAGGCCGCTGCCCCACGAAGTCGAGTTCGTGGCGTCGGACACCAGATGTGGTGGGACACCGAAGATCCGAGTCACCTCGGGGACTTGGAACTGACGTGTCTGTAGGAATTGCGCCTCATCCGGGGTGACGCTGATCTTCTGAAACTTGGCGTCCTCGGTGAGGATCGCGAGTCCATGCCGGTTGCCCTTGCCGCCGTGGATGCGCCGCCACGTTCGGCGCGCATTGGCCAAGCCATCCGGGGTCATCGGTCCGGGCACGCTGATCACGGCGGCCGGGGTCGCTCCATTGTGGAAGAACTCGGCGCCGTAGTCCTGCGCATCCAAGCTAAGCGCGAACGTCCGCCGCTGCGCCGAAACCGGACTCACGCCCTTGAGTTCCCCGGCCAGCGTCAGACCAGCGATGTGCAACACCTCGGCCGAGCTGAACGCGCCCACCACTTCGACGGTGCCACCCTCGCCGACAACGGTCAGCTCATAGACCAGCTCACGCTTACCGTTGCGGTGCTTGACGTACTTGGGTTCAACGGCGTTCGCGGGCAGGACGTCCAAGGCGACGACGGTCCCGGTCGCACGGTTGCGGGTCACCAGGATGTAGGCGTTGCCCTCAAGCAACAGCGACGTCATGACCTCGGTGACAAACCGGATCTTGAGCCGGTCCGGGTTCGGCTTGTCCATCCACGCGGGCCGAGTGGCCGGAACTCGGGTGTCGTCCGGGCCGGGCCGGAACACGTCCCACGGGGTGGTCGCGATGCTGTCGGAGATCAGGCGCACACAGGCGTAGACCGTGGACAGCGCAAGCGCGGCCTCGGGCGTGAGCGCGGCCGTGGGTTCGTCACCCGTGGTCCAGCCCATGAGGCCGGACGTGTCGGTCACCGCCGTGGCGTCAACGGGCTCGGCGCGCGACTCGGTGCCCACGAAGTCCAGGAATCCCAACGGTTACACCCCCGATCGCTTGGCCGCGATGGCGCCGAGGATCAGCAGTGCCCCGCCCGTGATCAGGCCCGCAGGCCCGTAGATGTCGCCCACGCCGAACGCGACCAGCGCGGCACCGGCAACGGCGGTCCACTCGGCCAACGCGGCTCGGAAGCCACCCCACGCGGACACTAGGCCGTGACCGATGCGGCCGAGGAAAGCTGGCAGCCAGCCCATCAGTGACTCGCGCATGACCGCCCCCTCACCATTCGTCGTCGGTCTCGAAACCGTCCGCCCCGTAGGCGTTTCCGTCCGTCAGGAAGTCGTCCGATGTGTCCGCCTCGCGGAACAGTTGTGCGCGGTGAAGCGCCATCACCCACGCAACGGCAAGGTCGATGTGCCGCTTGGAAGACGGGAACTCTTTGGTGATCCGCTCACCCCGGGCATCGGACTTGAGGACGCAGTTGCCGATGTGCCGCGCGAGGGCGGGCTGATCGGAGTGCGTCAGCAGTCCATCCACAACGGCGGTGTAAGCACCGGCCGTGGCCGGGACCATGCGCGCTACCGAGTTCGGGAACTCGACCAGCGGCAAGCCGTCGTCTGTGAGCATCTGCGCTTGCACCGCGAACCAGGCCGGGTCATAGGCAACCTCGGCGACCACGTATTCAGCGCACACCTCGCGTACCCGGTCCATGACCTCGGCGATCGGCGTCCGCCAATGCGGGTCTTTCGGGTCGGCCTCCCAGTGCCCCAACACCTCAACGTGAAGGTCCGAGAGCCGGACACCGACGATCGCGGTTGAGTCGTTGCGATATGCCGCGTCCAGCCCGACCACGATCAAGTCACCCGGGCGGAACCCGTTGTCGGGCGCCCGAAGTCCTTCCCACGCGCCGTGCGGAAGCCACGCGCTACCGCCGCGAACAAACTGGTTGAGGCGGTACATGCGCCAGTTCGCCTCGGGCGTGCGCTTCACAGCGGACGCGAAGTCCGCGTGGTTCATGATTTCCCAGGACGGGTTACACCGCTGCCACACATCCGGGTCGGTGTGGTCGACCTCTTCCCCCGGCTGAACCCCGAACCACTTGCAGAAGAACGACGGGTCGTCTTCCTCACCGGAGTTCACGCGGTGGCCGTAGTCGACCAGCGCGGCGAACGGTCCATCCGGGTACGGCCCGGCAGTGGAGATCACCAAGAACAGCGGTTCGCGGCGCTGCGCCGAGCCGAGGGTGAGCGCGTCGAACAAGTCCGAGTGCTTGGCTTGCGCATACTCGTCAACGACCACGAACGTGGGGTTGAGGCCCTGCTGTAGCCCGGCATCGGCCGACACGGTGAAGAACGTCCCGCCCGTGGCGTGGCACGTGATCCGGTCCCGGTGCACGGTGCATATCTCCCGCAGCAGCGGGGACATGCGGACCATGCGCGCGGCCTCGCGGAACAACAGGCGCGCTTGATCACGCGTGTTCGCCGCACACACCACCTCGGGCGCCGCGTCGCGGGTGTCCGCACACAGGTGGTACAGGGCGAGAGCCGCCGCGAGCTGCGTCTTGCCGTTCTTTCTGGCGATGCCAAGGACCGCGGTTCGGTGCTTGCGGCGGCCGTCCGGGTAAGTCCGGTACAGGTCCCGGATCACCTCGCGTTGCCAGAGCAGCAAACGGAACGGCAAACCGAGGTAGGAACCGCCGAGCGTCAAGTGTTCGATGAACCGGATGACCCGGCCGCCCTCGGTGCGCCAACGCATGAGGACCACCCCCGGGTCATTCGTCGTACGCGTCGTCCCCGCCGCCGCCGAGAAGATCCGCGAGCGTGGTCTTGTCCAAAGAGGACGCCGCAAGGCCGAGCCTCAAGCGGGCCTCAAGCGAGAGGCCAAGAACAGCCTCAATCGCGCGCATCTCCCGCTCTGTCGACTCGACAAACCTCAACGCGGGGTGCATGACGACTTGGCCCATGCTGCCCTCGGTGGTGAGCCCGTCCGCGTCGATCACGGCCAACAGCTCGGCGCGGCGGTCATGCAGCTCGGCGTACCGCTGGATCGCGAAAGAGTCCGTGCGCGGGTTGTATGCGCCCTGTCCGGCTTCCCATACCTTGCGCCACACCGCCTTGCCGTCTGAGCCGAGCGAGGCGGGCACGCGAGGTGCGCGGCCAGCGTGAACCACGGGCGCGTCGTTGGCGCTCGGTCCGCGCGGGTTCCCCGAGGGGTTGGCGACGTTGCGAGACATCGCCACCCCCTCGGAGTCACGCGAGTGTGCTTGCGTGGCTAGGTCACGCGAGAAGCGCGGCCCAGTCGTCCCACCAGACCTCGCCGAACCGGGTGGTGTGCGGCATGTGCGCCCGCTGCCACGCCGCGACTGCGTTCTTGGTCGGCATCTCGTACTTGCCGTCCGCCCAAGCCGGGTAGTTCGGCGCGAAGCCCTTGCGCTGTAGGGCCTGCTGAATCAGCCGCACGGCCGGACCGGTGATCAGACCGAAGTAGTGGTCACGCGGCAGCGGGAAGGGCGGTGCCGAGGGCCGAGGCGCGGGCGCAGGCGGGGGAGCGGGAGCGGGAGCCGGGGCCGGGGCCGCAGCGCCGAGGCTCGGGATGTTCCACGGCGCGTTCGAGTCGTACAGGTTCGCCGAGGGCATGACCGAGATGTGGACGTGCCGTGTGTGCTGGTTGGGGCCGTAGTACTTGACCCACTTCCACGGGTTCATGCCGGGGCGGCTGTCCAGGATCAGGCCGTTGGCGATGATGTACTTGATCCGGGGGTCGCGCGACGCGGCAAGTTCATCGGTGAACTTGTCGATGTCGATGCCGTTCACCGGGTCGTGCGTGAGGTCGATCGCGGTCACCACACCGGGGCCGACCCACGGGTTGTGATCGCTGGATCGGGACGCGTGCGCCGCGTCGCCGATCGTGCCGTCACTGGCCTTGCTCCGGTTCGGATGCCGGGCGTTGACCTGATCCCGCAGCTTGACCAAAGAGCTGGCAAGGCGCCATGTCATGGGTGTGTCTCCTTTGTCGTCGGCAACCGCCGCGCGGGCAGTGCGCGACGACTTGGGGGAGTCACGGCGTCCGGCTGAACAGGACGTCCGCGAAGTAGTTGTTTCCGTTGGCTGCCTTGAACGGCAGCGAGGGGCCGGGCACGTCGACGTAGCGGCCGTTCGGAATCGGGCCGACGCCGGGCATCGCCCATCCATCCGGGACTGCGGTGAGGTCCCCGCGCGAGATGCCCGCAGCGAGTCCGCCAGTGGTGAACGCGTAGCCGCGCGCAACCCAGTACGCCGCGACGTGCGGGACATCGGCCGCGATCGGGACCGGCGTGGGGAACAGGCACACCGCCCACTCGCCCGGAGTCATCGCGCCGACCGTCGCGCGCGCCAACTCGGTCCCGGACTCGGCACCGGTCACGCGGTACAGAAGTCCGATCGGCGGGCCGTCCGGGAGCGTCGTGGACGCCATGAACCGGACGCCGTGGACGTAGCCCGGAACCGCCGAGGTGAATACCGTCCCGAGGGTGTACGTGGCCGGGTCCGCGACGTTCGCCACGGCGGGTACCAACCCGTCCATGAGCGTTTGAAACTCAGGCCGAACCGGCACCCACGCCGAGCCGATACGGAGCTTGCGGCGAACAGGCACCCACGCGGTACCGACCCGCACACGCCTACCCACTGGTGTCGTCCCAGACCGAGCCATCCGGTACCGAACCGGGATCAGTGGGGCCGACGTAGTGGCCCGCGTTCACCGCAGGCACGTAGCCCGAGCCATCCCACCGGTACGCGTGAAGCGCGTTCGTCGGTACCGCACCAGGGGGACCGGTATCGCCCTTGGGGCCGACCGCGCCGGTATCGCCTTTCGGCCCGGCCGATCCGGTACCGCCTTGAGCGCCAGGCGCCCCGGTATCGCCCTTGGGACCAGGCGGACCGGGAACCCCAATGACGGTGGTGTTCAAGTCCTCGGCCGTGATGACCACGTTGCCCACGGCGTCGGGGAACTTGCCGAGCACGGTCGCCACCGGATACCGCAGTGACGCGGCCGGTACCAACGGGGCCGCCGTGGGCAGATCGAGAGTGGTACCGGTGAGGACGCGGACAACCTTGGTCGTGGCGTGCGCGGTAACGCGGACCTCGGCGCGGTAGTCACCAGCGGGCAGCGTGATCGAGAACGCGCCCGCAGTATCAAGGGCGACCGATACCGGCTCCGGGACCACGGCGTCAGCCGCGGACGGAACGGTGATGAGGGCAAGCGCGGTGAAGAACACGGCGCCCTCGGCAGCGCCACCGTCCGGGGTGAAGTACCGACCTCGCACGGTGCCGGTCGTGATGCTCGGGGGCAGGGCCACGCGGACCACCTCCTTGCGTTGGCGTGCCGAACCGGCCGGGGACATCGGGCAGGGCGCGGAGAGAGGGACGCGCATTACCCGGATCAACCCGGCCGGTTCGGCAGTCTTAAGGGCCAGTAGCGGCCGTTACCGACCCCTTAATGGAGCCGTTCTCATTCCCCATTGCGGGGCCATATCCCACTGACCCGCTGGTCAGCGGGCACGGCATGATCCACAAAAATCGGGGCCGCACTCAGGGCGCGTGAGAAGAGGGGCCGGGCTGTCCCGACCCCCCTAGGCGCCCCAACTTTCACCCCGCCCTACCGCCGAGCCGGTTCGCATACCGCGCAACCGCGTCCTCAAGGGACTTGTCCGAATGGCACTCGACACACAGCGTTTGTAGGTTCGTGGGGTGGTCCCTGCCGCCCGCCGAAAGCGGGACGACGTGGTCAACACGGATGCGCTTGGCAGCGTGGCGGGTGCAGCACGTGGCACACATCGCCGAGCCCGCCCGATTCACCTCGGCCCGCATCCTGCGCCGAGCTGTCTCGCTACCGGGCTGCCGAGTCTGACCCCCGCAGCGCGCACACTGGCTTGAACCAGGGACCGCTAGGCCGGGACAAGTGCGACAGGCACGCGCCACACCGCACCCCCGATCGCAGGGGCGGACTGCGCTACCCCCTCACCTAATACACCCCATGCCCCGCAACCCGATCCGGGGCGAAAACGGCCGTTGCCGGATGCTGTGACCAACGTGTGATCTTGGGGTGCGCACCACAACAGACGCGGGTACGGGCAAGCGCACCACTGCCGATCATCGAACGTTTGTTCTACGATGCGGCGGTGACGCTGGACTCTCCCTACACCCGCTGGACTGGTGACAAGAACCACGGGCGCACGCCTGCCCTCGCACCCGCTTGGGTCTCCCTAGACGTGCTGTTTCCGCAGCACCCCGAGGACCCCGTGACAGTGGTGCCGGATGGCTTGGACCTCACCGGGCCAGCCCGCGCGCTGCGCTCCGGGTGGTTCCGCAGCGCCACGGGCCAGTGGCTTGCCGTGGCCAACTACTCACTCGGCTATGCGGACGGCCGTCCCCACCGGATCGTGGTCCACGATCAACTGATCCCGCGTCGCGCGATACGTCCGCGTGAGGACGGTCGGAGCCTGTAGCGCCAGGGTGCAGAAGATGAAGAGGTGTAGGGATTTCTATTCTCTGGCCATTAGAAGGAAGGAAGGAATGTATAGGAGAATAGGAAACGCCTACATCTCAGCACCATTGCACCCCTCGGGCTTCCGCCTCGCCACCGCGTCCGCAGACGGGAACGGCCCCCGAACCGCTCCGAAGAGGGTCCGAGGGCCGTCCTAGGCGCCCGCTAGGCGTAGTTCTCGGTGGCGTCGGGGTCGTCGTGGCCCTGGTCTAGAAGCCAGTCCGGCCCGCGTAGATCAAACGAGACGCGGGCACGCCAGTTTGGGGAGCCGCGCCGCTCCGCAGGGCCGACCCACACCACGGCCCCGGCATCCTTGAGCATTTGGCCCTTCTCGGCCTTGTCCGCGACGTCCCAGCGTGCCGCGAACGTGATTCCTGTGTGGATGGTTCGCTTGGTCGGGGGTCGACTCGGGAGACTCGCGAGGTGGGTCCGACGCTTCTCAAGTTTGGCGTAGAGATCGGCAAATCGTAGGTTGCCCGACTCGCCTTGAAACAGGTTGCGTTCGTAGCGGTCAGCCTCTAGACGTTCCATCGCGGCGATGGCGTCGGCCAGCTCGGCCGAGTGGTCTTCCCCGGGGTCTTCCTCTGTGTAGGTGTACTCAAGGCTTCCGACCCGAGCTAGGAACTCCTCGGCCGCGTATTCCTCAACGTAGGTGGCCAAGATGCCGTGGTCTGGACAGCCCCGGGCTGTGCACGAATATGACGGCCTCTCGCGTGACCCGCCGTGGTACATCGGCCCTTCGCAAACGGCGTGCCGGACAACTCCGAGTAGGCCGCTGGCGTCCTTGCGGCGACGCTTGTACTCCCCGCCGCCCTTGGATCGACGCTTGATCACAGCCTTTAGGGCGTAGAACGTGTCATCGTCAATCAGCGGCGGTCCGTAGCGCAGCGGCGCCCCGTCCTCGTCACGGTGGATCTCGTCGTTGATGATCACGACGTTCCGCAGGCGTTCCGCGTTCAGCATCTTCTGTACTGCGGTGGCGTGCCACGTCGTGGCCTCTCGGCGCTTCCGGCCCTTCTCGGCAGTCCGCGCGGGTGGAAGGGCACCCTCGGTTTCTCTGCGTTGCGCGATGGTCTCGTATGAGTCGCCCGCCAAATACTCGGTAACGCACTTGATGACGATGGGAGCCGTCTCAGGGTCCGGCTCAAGCATGTAGCCCTTGCCGCTTGAGTGGGGAGCCTTGCGGTAGCCGTACGCGGGCTTGGCCGCTGGCCACCGTGCGACTTTGGCCATGTAGGCGCGGGCATCGTTGATCCGCTCTTTGATGTTGACGGATTCCATCTCGGCGATGGACCCGATGAACAGAGCGATGCCGCGCCCGAGGGGGGACGACAGGTCCAGGCGGGGGCTATGACAAATGAGGTTCACACCGTTCTCAAGTGCCCATCCGATCAACCACGCGGTCTCAAGGACGTTGCGGCAAACGCGGTCCAGCTTCCAAAAGATCAGGTGATCGAGCTTGAGCGGGTTCTCAAGCCAGTACTTGAGGTCCGGCCGGTCCCAGACCGCAACGTTGGTGGCCGAGATGTCCAATTCCTCGGTGAAGATCAGCTCATCCACCTTGATGAGCCCAGCTTCGCCCGTGATGATCTCGCGTTGCCGCTCTGGGCTGGACGTGTTGTCGGTCAGGCTCGACAGCCGGATTGCGCCGACTCCGATCCCGCCCAT